CGGTGATGTAGAAGTCTTCACAACTATTCATAATAACAATTGTGAACATATAGTTCTTGTGTAAATCTACTTTATTCGGAACCCAAACATTTCCTCCGAGTATATCAATTCCAATATTATTATTACGAATGAATTGTGCTAAATCGTGGCGAAATCTATGAGCTGGGGTCTGCCACTTCCTAGTTGTGATTAGAGAACAAAGCTTGGTCTTTTCGTATATTTTAGAATCCTTAGAAAGAACCCACGGTGTTGCAAAACCTACGAATTTGTATTTATTAGGATTGCGATTCAATAAATCTTCGTAGAACGTCACAATGTAATCAAATTTATCTTCTAGTTCAAGTAGTCGTTGATAACACTCTGGCTGTATAGATCTTGCTTCAACCATCCAGGCCACTTTAATCGTTGATTTTACAGTTTCAACCATATCAAGACAACGGTTTGTAAATACGGTAATTCCGTCATATGAAGATAAATTCCTTACGTATTGAATTTTAGTTGGCCGAATCACAGTTGATCCGTCAAAGCCATACGTACTTAATACGTGACTAAACTCCTGGTCCCATAAATTCACAGTTAACATTTTTAATAAAAGTAAGTTATTAACATGTAAACATAATTAATACATTTACATATTCCTAAGTCAAAATTAAGAAACATGCGAGTATTAGTTCTCGGATCACATGGAACAATTGGACGTGAAGTGTGTGTCGCTTTTTCAAATAAGGGGCACGATGTGATTCCGTGGGATATAAAGATGGGACCAGAATACGATCTGAGAATTCCGAATAATTTAGATGAAATACTAAAGAGCATAGATTTTGCAGTATTCCTTGCATTTGACGTTGGTGGCGTCAAATATAACGTATCCTCCGCCAAATATATGAATAATAATCTTCAGCTTATCTATAATACGTTCGATTCTCTAAAAAGGTTTAATACCCCATTTATTCACACTACATCTCAAATGTCAAATATGACGCATACATCCTACGGGCCACTCAAGAGACTCGCAGAGTTTTATACTGAATTCCTGGGGGGAATAAATATCAAAGTTTGGAATGTATACGGCGAAGAAGAGATCGGAGATAAGTCTCACGTGATCAACGATTTGATATATCAAGCCGTAACAACTGAGTCTATCAATGTTATGACGAATGGGGTTGAAACTCGGAATTTTCTATTTGTAGAAGATTTTGCAAAAGCACTGTATTCACTCTTTGAATCATACGACGAGTTCTCTGGTAAATGTATAGACATTGCGAACACCGAGTTTATAAGTATTAAGGCAGTCGCATACACGATCAGGGCTATAGCAAGCCGGATTCTCAAGAAGAAAATATCATTGGTGTTTGCGGATGTAGAAAGTAAGGCTCAGACTATAGTAAACTATCCGAATGTAACTATAACAGATCGTTGGGGTCCGCTGATTCATATTGAGGATGGTATTGAAAGGTTAATGGGTAAGATGGTATATGAACTCAAAATTGTTAGCATTTAGAAATTATATTTAACGGTCTCACAATTCTTCGGAAAAAATATTCCAATAAGTATTTCTGGTAATTTATCGTGAGATTATCGTATAGTAGCCTCCAATTAAGAACGGACGATCACTGTGAAGTGACTTCTTATTGCATTCCTCATTATACTTTGATATCGGCATAACCCGGAAATCTATTGATACTCTGGACATTCCAGTATCATTCTTTTTATTGAAATGCCTGCATTTATTCCCATAGAAACTAAAAAACTCTCCGTAATTCATTTCAATAGGGTAAAACTCATCGCTTCCAGGCGCAGTCTCCACATAACATGAGTTCGTTCCAAACTGCTTTCCAAACGTAAGCATGAAATTGATTTCTCCATCTGGGTGATTGTAGTCTGCATCACAATGGATTCCAATTCTATCTGTAGGGTCTTGCATTGTTGGACGAACCCCCAAAGCACTGTTGTTTGGAAGATTTATCCGGAAAGTTGGTTCCTTCTGAATAACAAATACGGTGTCATCGCAATCAAATAGAGGTATAACGCAATCCTTTACGAAGTTGTGATATAATGATACCATTTGATCATAATGTTCAGACTTGTAATACTTTTGATGAAATGCAGTTTTGGTATCATTATCAATTGTTATTTGCTCTAACGTATCCGACCCGTGGAAAAATTCATGAAGAGTCTCTATAGGACCACTCCAGTCATCGAAAATCTTCTTCAATATCTCTGTAAAATTATAACGATCGGTATCGTATGCGAACTTATGATGATTGCGGACTAACTCAGAATGAGTAAACGGCATTTGAACTGACTATGATATTGTCATGTAAATATAATGTGCTGATTTACCTATATCCTAATATAGAGTAGCAATATGACAACTGTATTCTTAATGGGTGGTCTGGGAAACTGGATGTTCCAGATTGCCTTTTCTGAGTATTTGAAGAATCAACTTGGACGTGAAATTCATCTTTCGCAACAAGTTGGACGCTCTCCGCATTCCGAGACTGATTATATGTCTACAGTTTTTAATACATGGAAACACCTTCAAAGTCCGACAAGTTTCACCCATCGTATTGAAGAGTCTGATTCACAAGCTATGGATTGGATTAGCCTTCTGAAGACGTATCCACATTCACTGCTCGTAGGATACTTTCAAAATCACAATTACATAACTAGAACGTTCCTAGAGAAGATCCGTTTGCCGACCGAGTCAATAGTTCGCAATCCTACGATTCGCGAAACCGTGTTCTTGCATATACGTGGTGGCGACTACTTGTATCCTCAATTTAGTATTCTAAACGTTAACTTAGATGCTTACTATGCAAGAGCAATTGAAATATTTCCACAAGGAACACATTTCTCAATTTTTACAAACGATATTCCATATGCAAAATCAAAGGGGTTTCTCAACACTATATCGCACACATTCGTTCAGGAATCGGAGACTGATTCTTTGTATCTCATCAGCCAGTGCAAAGGAGGAATTTGTGCGAACTCATCTTTCTCGTGGTGGGGTGCATATCTCAATCCAAACAGAACTCTTACTTTGCCTTCAAAGTGGTTTAACGACCCAAAAAAATACACTGCAGGATACTATTTTAATGGCTCTACAATCGTAGAAGTATAAATGTGGGACTTCGTTGAGAAGGTTATTTATATTAATCTGGATGAGCGGACTGACCGACGAGCACATATGGAACGCATGACCAAAACGTTCGGCGACAAGGTGATCCGCTTGCCAGGAATAAAAGATTCTTGGGGGATTGTTGGGTGTGGAAAGAGTCACAAGGCAGCTCTCCAAATGGCATTGGATGCTGGGTGGAAGAATGTAATGATCATGGAAGATGATGCAGAGTGGAATGAGTTTTATCCGGGGTATCATAAGCTAGAGAACATTGTAAAGAACCCATTTGACGTAGTTATGTTAGGAGGTACAGCTGTATACTATTATCCAGAAAATTATAGGCTACATAGCGCACAGTGTGCCAGTGCTTACTTGGTAAATTCGCACTACATTCCTACACTTATTTCAAATTTAGAAGATGCGTTGACTGGGTTAGTTTCAACACGGGACAGAGACACATATTCAAACGATATGTATTGGAAACGGCTCCAAGCTCGTGACACATGGTATATCGTTATGCCGCCTCTAGTATACCAAATGCCAAGCTATAGCAACATTGAAGAGAGGGACGTTGACTACACTGCGTTCTACGGAGTTACTCCAAAGACTCAATCCGTGTATGGATCCCAAATGCCGTTATTACGTAAATAAGACTTTCATGCTTCTAGTTCCTATACTACAATGACCCTTTATATATCTCCAACCGACGAGTTTACACATGAGAGCATAAAGGCGCAACTGAATACGCACAGGTATACGGACTCCGGGTTTGATATTCCTATCGGCGCTTATCACGTTCCGCTATCCGTTCATACACATTCCTTCTCACTGGGGGTTCGTGTTGCGGCCGTAGACGATTCCGGCAATCCAATGCCATGTTTATTGCTTCCGCGTTCCTCCATTTACAAGACTCGCTTTCGTATGGCTAACTCAATTGGACTCATTGATGCAGGATACCGTGGGGAGGTTCAGGCAAAGGTGGACGTTCTGAATTACGGACGAGCTGATACAGATGCCCATCCATTTGAGGATGGTCCAGATGGCTCGCGGCTCTTCCAAATTTGTCAGCACAACTTCCTTCCATGGAAGCGCATTGTCATTGTTCCTTCTCTCACGGAGCTTCCTACCACATCCGATACTCGCGGTGAAGGGGGTTTTGGATCAACCGGAAACGTCACTAGTTACGATTCGTTGAGTAGTCATCTGCATGGAGACGGAGGAGTCAATTACATCCGTTAAACCATAGGATAAATCAGAACCAACGAAATCGTGTCGTGAATGATGGCGCCCCAGTAAGCCGAATAAAACGTTGTGTTGAATCCGAATACCATTGCTACAATCAACACTATTGACCGCAAGAATGTGTTCAATACTGGGTTGGAAGTGGGGAGAAGAAGGACGTTCATTTGTGTAAAGGAGCGAATATTGGTTCGCGGTCGCTCGGGGGCATATTGCGTGAAAATATTTTCCCACTCATAGTTATAAACACAATATGGGTGGCGGTCTTATGCAGCTCGTGAGCTATGGTGCGCAGGACATTTACATCTCGGGCAACCCCCAGATTACTTTCTGGAAGGTGCTTTACAAGCGCCATACCAACTTCGCCGTGGAGTCCATTGAAGTCACCTTCAACGGTCAGGCTGACTTTAACAAGCGCGTGACGGCTGTCATCAATCGTAACGCTGATCTTATGTACAAGACTTACGTCCAGGTCGTGCTCCCTCAGATCACGCTTGGCGCGACAGCACCACTAAACACCTTTAACATCGCTGGAGGCCAGCAGGGTTTCCGATGGCTCAACTACATCGGTCACCGCCTGATCAAGCAGGTTGAGGTTGAAATCGGCGGTCAGCGCATTGATCGTCAGTATGGCGACTGGATGCAGATCTGGACCCAGCTTTCTACCGATGCAGGAACAATCTCGGCGCTGGATTCCATTGTCGGAAACACCCACGACCTCGTGCTCATGAAGCGCACGCAGGGTCTGGATCTAGATGCGACCTGCGCTGCCAACGAGACCACGATCTCTTGCGTTCCTCGCAAGGGCTGCCCCGCAAAGACCCTCTACATCCCTCTGCAGTTCTGGTTCTGCCGCAACCCCGGTCTTGCGATCCCTCTGATTGCACTGCAGTATCACGAGGTCCGCATCAACGTGGACTTTGAGACGTGGCAGAACTCTATCTACTATGAGTCTGCGCTAGGAACTCCGGGTACAAGCGGAGCTTCACCGACCGCCCAGTCCCTCGCTGCAGCCTCCCTGTATGTTGACTACGTCTACCTCGACACCGAGGAGCGCCGCCGCTTCGCTCAGCAGAGCCACGAGTACCTCATTGAGCAGGTGCAGTACACTGG